CACCTTCCTTCTCTGCTTTTGCTTTCTCTTTTAGTTTCTTATCTAATTTTTTCTTTGACTGAGGAGCAGTGCCCATTTTCTTACCCATATCTTCGGGTGTCTTGGCAGTGTCTTGCTCAGTTGCTTTTACTTTTTCTTCTGCCTCATCTACTTTATCTCTAGCAGCACTATTGATACGCTCTGCAGCAGCATCTTGGTCTCCCTTCTTAGGGTCAAATTGGTTAGTAAATTCAGCCATTAAATTTTAAATCCTTCAAATGATTTTTTAGTATCTGTAAATGATTTAGGAGCATCGCCTGCATCAATGATGTTATCTTGAGCACCCTGCTCACAATCATACAACCTCATCTTCTGTCTGTCAATACCCAACACAAATCTCTTGTATACAGTAGGGTCATTATATCTATTCTTCAACTGCTTAACCATAATCTGATTCAACTCTTCCATATCCTCTGTAGATATGAGAGCAAACATCAAGTCAGCAGTTGCAGGAAGACCAAATGATTCACTGGTGTCAGTAATCTCTACGTTAGAATTACCATACCCAGACCTAGTAGTCTGTGTAGCAGATAGGATAGGCACGTTATACTCTCCTGCTAGTCCACGTAATTCTTCTGCTATTGCTTTCACATATGTGTATGAGTTTACAATCGTGCCTTTGTATCTACTACTAGCACATATGTTTAGATAGTCTACAAATATAATCTCAGGATGAAATCCTTTCTTCAATGACAACTCATTCAAGAGTGCTTTGAAGTGACCTACATGTGCAGATGCTGTAGGGTATTCTTTAATAACAAGTTTACCCTGTGTCTTTTTCTTCAACACATCCATCTTAGCACGATACTTTTGTTTTGTCAGTAAGGGGTCTTGGAGTTGTTGGATTGGGATGTCAAGGAGGTTGGCATCAATTCGCTCTGCAATTTTCTCCTCTGCCATTTCACATGTAATGTAGAGAACGTTGCGCCCCTGTAAGAGACAGGAACTAGCGACATGGCACATGAATAAAGACTTCCCGACACCCGTACCAGCAAGAGCGATGTTGAGAGTCTTATTAGGGAGACCACCTTTGGTAATTTTGTTAAGGTAGTCCAAATCAAATGGGACTTTTTCTTCTTTTCTATGGTAGAAATCGTATCTGTCATCAGAGTCTGAAATGTAATCATGTCCAACGGATTCATCAAAGCACACACCTAGTGCGTCAGACATGATGCTAGGTATAGCATCCTTTGTACGTGTTTTATCTTGTCCGTCAGCAATCTTAACGGACTCCATTAGTGCTAAGTATATAGCACGCTCCTTACACCATTTCTCAGTAGTATCAACTAACCATTCATCATTATAATGGTCTCTATCAAGGTTATCTAAGAAACTTTCAATGTCTTTATAGATGTCATCAGTAATATCTTTTCTCTTTTCTATCTCAATCTTTAGAGCATTAGGCTCAGGTGTAGTATCAAACTTATTAATGTATTCACTAAGCGTCTCGAAGAGGACACGATTGGTAAATGCATCAAAGTATTCTGGTTTTACAAATGGTAAAACCTTTCTTGCATAATCTTCTTTTAGAATAAGTTTACTTAGTGCTACTTCTTCTATCTTAAGGCTCATCTGTAAAAAATAAAACTTGGTTGAAACGTTTGACTGGGGAGTAGTAAATATCTGCTCCGTGATAAAATTGTTTTCCGTTAAACAATACGAGTCTATTGTACTTACCCTCGAATGTCAACAGCAATTCATAATCTTCTTTAGACCGCCATGGTTTAACGTGCTCTGGTATTGATTTTACATCTTCAACTTCAAAGCGATTGGGTGTAGCATATAAGTTAGTGCCTGTGCCCTCAAAGTATATCAATGCTGTATACCCTGCGTCTAGATGTGGATACCAGTAGTTATCAATGTGGTCGTTACCTTCATATTCAAATACATTACTCAAACAATCACGACCTGACCCATGATATTTTGCACCACACACACCCTGTATATAATCTCCAACTTCCCATAGGTCATTATGAGGAAAGTGATGTCTCATGTCATGGAATAACTTACCATTATAACCTGGGTCACCTTCTCTATGATATCTTAATTCATTCTCCCAAAATAAATCCTCAACCTCCTCAGGATACTTATAGAAATCATCAATGATATACACTGGTGACCCCTGCACATGAGAAACCATTGGTGGGTGAGTATTAAATTCAAACATAGTGTAAGTATGTGGTTATCATATACTTATCATCTGTTGTTGGTGCTAAATCTGAGTATGGATACTGCCATGAAGATGGAAACAACATTATTCTACCTGTCTTTGCAGTTACCTTATAGTCTAGAGTGTCAAAGTATACTCCATCCTCAGTATCGTTAAGGAAGATAACAAAGGTTGCAAACCTTCTAGCAGAGTCATAGTTACCTACGTCAATATGTGTAGGAAAACTATCTCCTTCTTCTACAGAAAATTTATGCATTTTAATTTGCTCTAAACTATTCTGCGTTGGCCAATACTTATCTACCTTGACTTCCATAGCATACTGCTGTGCACATGCCTTGATTGCCATGATAGATTCTGACTGCACCACACTCCAGTCATGGTCTTTATCTTTTTCAGACCTGACAGTTATATTGAGTGATGACATCTGTGGTTTTTCTAGACGCACGACTGATGAGTCTTTACTAAACAACTCTATAGCATTCTTACAAACATTAGGGTCAACTATATCGTCGTAAACCTTGATAAATTCTCTAAGTTCCATAAGTAAATTCTTTTCCTGCAGCATCATCTAGTTGCTGCATTACTCCTTCGGTGAAGTATTTGTCAGGGTCCTTGAGAATAGCAGAAGGATAGACGCTAGACTCCCCAACAACAATACGGTTTCCCTTACGCTCGAAAACTCCATATTTCTCACCCAACTCCAATAATCCGTAGTACTTATCAAGTCCACGCTCATCGTAGAAGAGTCTAGTAGTAATAAGTGCATTTTCTTTTGTTAACCTCGACTTAGCTGTTTTACATTTTATTAAATTACCAATCACTTCTTTACCATCTTTCTCTTTTGATTTAGAAAGATAGATGATTGTGCTTGCAGCGTATTTAAGACCACTGCCTCCACCCATTTCTTTTGTAGGTATATAAGCACCCACTACATCATATGTATGGTTTGTGACAAGTAGAGGGACATTCGCTTTACCCAACTTAAGGGTTAGCACACGGAAGATTGACTTTACAATCTGTGCTCTAGTCATGTCTCTTGTTTCTTTTCCTTCCTCAGCATCTGCTACTTCTTTAGTAGTAGAAAGCATACCTAGAGAATCCAAAACAAACATCATAGGTTTGCGTTTCTCCTCAGGTTGTGACAGATACTTATCAAGAATCTTTAATGATTGTGTACGAAACTCCTGCACTGTAGTGACAGGCACAACAACCATACGATTGGCATCTATATTACGAGACTCAATCATGTCTTTTGATATTGCAGACTCAGATTCAAAGTAAATCACTCCTGCGTCTGGGTCTTTCTCAAGATAGTGTTTGACTATACTCAAGCAAAAGAATGTCTTACCAGTAGAAGACTCACCCGCAATAGCAGTAATCTTATTAGAAGGTATACCTCCATAGATTGACCCAGATACAAGTCCATTAAAAATGTAACTACCTGTGTCTACGAATGTAGATTTATCTACATCATCTGATACTACTGTTGCATATTCATTGCCAATTTCTTTGACAATATCTTTTAGAAAACTCATTTCCATCTAAGTGTTTTTAAATATTGTAGCACGTCATCCCTGACGTCCATAAGCTCTTGGTAACAATCTTGGTTACGAGCACATTGACGAAGTTTCTCGTCTGGTTTGTAGACTGATTCAGTAAATAAATCTACTCCACGATTCCACTTGTCTTTTGATTCATCTAGCTCCATAGTGCCTCCAATGTGTTAGTTTTTTCTGCGTCCCATCCAAGAGTATCAAGTATTACTTGAAGTGGTTGGAGGAAACTCTTTGTGAATTGTAATTCATAATCAATACTTCCATTCAAACCCAACTCAGGTGGTAATGTTTGAAAGAATGATACTACATTCTCATTGATTTTATTGGGGGTGTTAAGCATGACATACTTTACCTTCTCACCTTCTTGAATGAGAGGATACTTGTGTGTCAACTTCTTTTTCTTAACCCAGAAGTTATACAGTAGTGCACCACGCACGTGCATGGGACATCCTTTACCATATATTGTAGCAGGGGATGAATTCTTTGCAATGTTATTACAACCACGAGGAAATGCTATCTCCTCAGGTGTCATTGATTCAAACTCCCTTCTAAATTTATCAATGTAATCCTGCACATCGGATTCATTTCCTGACATGATGACATTCAGTGCTTCTTTAATAGCACTTCTACATGGAGCAGGAGTCGATGACTTCACTGCTTCAATACCCATCATCTTTAGTTTAGGTTGCTCATATTGGACACCCTCACTATTCCATACGTTAAGAATATATCTTTTCTTAGCAGTCCAGATGCCCTTGTTAGCGATATTCTCTCGCTTCATGACCATCTTCTGCTCGTATGCATTTACATAGGAGGACAACTCTTGGTAAGAACTCTCAATATACTTTTCAAATTCCACCTGACACACCTTGTCAAGGAACCTAACAATGCTCTCACCATCCTTCTTTCGCTCCTTGAATACAGCTTCAACCATAGGACCCAAGTTGAGGTAGATACTATCAGTATCACTAGCAATGACGTAATCATAATCATCTGTCTTTAATAGTTTATTAAGATAAGTATTCATCTTATTTTCTATCCATCGGATAGATACCTGACCAGACAATGTAATTGCCTCAGCGTTGGCAAGATTATAATACCTAAAGTATTGGTTACCGATAGCACCATAGGCAGAGTTGAGTTGAATCTTCCTTGCCATCTGGATGTTATTAAACTTAGAGATATCTCTTCTCAGTTTATCGGTGGGGGACTTCTCATACTCCTGCTTGGAGGCAAGCATTCGTTTCTTGTAGATAGTCCTTTCATCATAGATTCTTTGCATAATCTCTGGTAAGAAACCATGAATGTCTCTACGATACTGTGCACCATTAGCACACACAGCATAGTCACCATCAATATCTACTTCTTGATTGAGTAGTTTATCTACTGTAACTGTAGGGTGACGCTCATCAACTAAGGTTTCTGGTGAGATGTTGTACTGCATGATGAGATGAGGATATAGAGAGTTAAGGTCAAAACTAACAACCCAATCGTACATACCTGGCTCAGGCTCTTTAACATACGCTCCTGCATACTTCTCATCCTTCTTAGTTGATTGACGAGGTGGCACGACAATGTTTCTCTTCTTCAAGTCATTATATATGAGAGTGTCCCACATACGGACTTGAGAATATACATCCTCGAAGTTTACTTTAGCATCGAATGCCATAGTAACTGCCAACTCAATGAGTTTCATCTTGTCTTCTAGTTTGTCAACCAGATTCACGTCATGGATGTTGTATTCCACGAAGCGTTGCCAGTCTGACGTATAGAAGTCTTTGAAGTTTTCATACTCACTGTGGTCAAGTTTCTTATCATCCAACTCAACCATAGCGATATGGTCTAGACGATAGGACTCTTGGTTTGTGTAGGTAAACTTCTTATAGAGGTCAAGGTAATCGAGAATGGATACACCACAGATATCGTATGCAATTTGTTTCCTACCTTGCACAACAAATTCTCTGTCAATAACCCTATTCCAAGGCGACAGAGACTTCTTCCACTTCTCACCTAGCACTCTCTCCATGCGACGACAGATGTATGGGATATCATACAGGTTGTTATTCCAACCAGTAATAATGTCAGGAGTATTATCAGACCACCACTTATGGAAGTCGGATAACATTTCTTGCTCTGTCCAAAATACCCTATACTCTACACCTTCGGGAGGAGTAAACTCTCTTGTGCCCCAAGTAATAATCTTCTTAGTATTGAAGTCTTTAATTGTAAGGCATAACATTTCCTCAGCAGATGCTTGCACATCAGGGAAACCATTTTCACATGCAACCTCGATGTCAATCGTATAGATTTTCATCATAGACATGTCGTAATCAATATCAGTAGGAAACTGTTGATTGATATGTTGGTAAACAAAACGCTCATACCCATGCACTTCTAGTCCATCAGTATCTTCGTATTGTTTTAAGACCTCTCTTGCCTCACGTGCACCATTAAACTGTTTCTTGTAGGCACGACGTCCATCTAGAGTTTTAAACTTTGTAGGTTTAGTTTGTGCTTTAGGCACAAAAAACAAAACAGGTGATGACCTATCACGATACTGCACACGTTGACCATGCTCGTATCCACGATAAAGGATATCATCACCAAGTAAAACTAGGTTAGTATAAAACTTACTCATTCACAAGTTTCTTATATTTTTTTACTATCACCTGTGTAGGGTCTAGGATGGACATGACATCAGTAGTGTTTAGAAACACATACCTCTGCTCAGTATGGAGAGGATAAGGAAGTAACTCAGAGTCTCTATCGACTTGGAAACAATCTTCTAGCAGGATGCTAGGCTCCTCCTCCATCTCCTGCACTTTCCCCAACAAGTAGGTTTGCGGGTGGTGTTTGAGAATAATCAATTTTAGCATCGTCTGTTTTTAGTTTCTTAAATTTCTCAAGGACTTCTTGGTATCCCTGCATTACTTTCTCATGTGGGTCAGAAATTGCTACCACAGATAATAGTGTAACAAGGTTTCTTCCTTTAGTCAAGGGAGACCACGGAAAGAATTGTATTTGCATATCTTGTAGAGATTCAATAGGGTCTTTACCTTCTTCTTGGAAGTAGTCCTCAGGATTTTGCATGATTTGAATGGTAAATGCTTCTTCAAATTCATATGCTAGTGCCTTAGTTGACTCAGAACTCTCACGAATCTCTTTGATATCAGCGATTACGTCTTCCCCGCTTTGCATTCTTGCTATTTTTATAGCCATAATCGGTCTCCATTAGGTTGTCAAAAGTTGTTGTCGCCAAATCTTTAAATGCTTTTCTTGCAGATACATTCTTTTCGTCTGCAAGGATGTGGACATACTGCATAAAGACATCCGTTGTATCTGATGGGACGTCTAATGTTATAGTGTCACTCCGTTTAGAATATGGTGGACAAAAATTTACATAAAGATTCATAAATTCTCCAAAGAAAAAGAGACCTCTGCGGTCTCTTCGATTTATCATTATATAGGTATAATAAAAGAGGGTGGTTGGAATCCTGTATACCAACAAGAGATGGGCATTTCTACAGTTTAGAAATCATCTCTGCCTGAGACCCGACTGGTAAGTCGATTCTCCTTTCGGAGCAGCACCACCTGTGTCTCATCACCTTAACCAGCTATATGCCAGTAAGTTTATTCAGTCACACCCAACGTAAGCGTCCTTACTCTGTAAGTATAACAGACCCATCACATTGTGTCAACCCCCTATTGTGGTATCCTACGTGAAATGTCTCGATAAGGACAAGAGACCCTACGATAATTAGATTACATACGGTCAGAGGATGTCTCAGATATTTCATATACTTTTCTTTTCTGCTTCTCAGGGACAATTTTTGTCAAGCGAATAGCAAGTAGTCCGTCTTTGTATGTGACGTCACCTACCTCAACATCATCTGAGATGTTGAAACTTCTAGAGAATGCTCTCTTCGCTACACCTCTATGTATGAATTCATCCTCAGAGTCTTTTTCTGATTTAGACTTCACACATAAGACGTTTGTCTCTGTGCTGATTTCTATTTCGTCTCTACTCCATCCTGCTAGTGCCATCTCTACCCTCCACTTTGTATCCGATTCTTTTACCACGTTGTATGGTGGATACTGTGGGGCGACTTGTCCGTAGGATAGCATCCTATTAAATAAGTCATCGTAACCAACGCTGTATGTAGAAACAGCATCGAAAATTTTGTCCAAGTCTTTGGACGTATACCTTGAAAGTGTCATAGTTCTCCTTAGTAAGCGAGTTAATTGTGTCCCCGAAGGCGACACTACTATTTAACCATGAAGTAATGTAACTGCCTAGAGCACTAACCGTACCTATTGTTACAGAAATCCGTAATAATTACTATGCTAAATAGGCTTAGGATAATATTTGGTAAACCCAAAATGAAAAAAGCATTAGTCTTTTTTGGTATGATTGGTATGCTAAGTCCTTTGGCAGCACGTGCTGACATCACACACAAACTACAAAGTAGTGTGCAGTTGACAGTGAATGCTCCCGCCACACAGGTATCACGTATAGGCACATCATATGCTGTGTCAGGTAACAACGTTACCACTACGTATACACCTGACGGTGGTAGTGCGACAGCATCCGTAGGTAGTTTGACAGTAGCGTCAGGTGTTGGCTCGATTCCAACATTGTCAGCATCAGTAGCAACAGCAGGGGAAAGTTTCAGCTTTGCTCAGTCATTCACCCAAGGTGATGCACTTGCTACAAGCGCACCCACAGTAGGTGCTGTCAGCATGTTTAGTGACCAAACAAGTACTGCTGCAGGAACCGTAGGTAACTTAGCAGGTACTATTGACTCATCAGGCACTATCACAGTGGCAGCTGGTGGAGCAGGCACAGTAGCTGTAGGACAATTTAGTAGCGAATTCAGTTTTAGATAGTAATGTTGAAGAAGGTAGCGATAGGCATGTTACTCCTGTGTAGCAGTGCTGCACAAGCAGTGCCTGTCGTACCAAACTTCCAACAAGGACAGATGACGTCTCACACTGAGACAACTTCTGAGACCGTTGAGACAATCAACAGCTATGATTATAACTCAGGCTATACCTACAGTATCAGTGGACATGGTGTAAGACCCCAAGACAATGGGAATATCTTACCTAGTAGTTTAGACTCTACTACCAATACTATTAACGGAGTGACTTCGACATGGACTGGTTTAGACCTTTCAGCAACAAACAAACCAAATTGGGTTCAAGCAACCCCAGGAGGAAACTTCTCGATGATGGAAAATTACAGAGCCCCAGGTCTGCAGAATCACACAATCATCCAGAGAACAACCACCATACAAAGCGTAACAGATACCACAAGTATCTTTACCCAGTAATTGCCCTAGTAATGGCGACACCTGTTAATGCCGAGACTGTCGGAGGTGTCAGTGCGACTGCAAATCCAATCGCCAATTCTTCAGGCTCAGTCACCAATCAAGCTATACAAGTTTTACAAGGTCCGTATATCCAAAATGGGTATGGAGATGGTATAGTATGTCAAGGACCTACCCTTAATTTTACACCCTATGTTACACGAAGTACTTCTTGGCAGTTTCCTTACGAGAGTTGGTATGCTGATCCTGTATATAATATGCTTGACCTCGTCGGTGACACTGACAGTTCTGGCAATGCTATTCCAGACGGGATTCCTGACAACCCAGGAGAAATCCTCTACTACAGAGACGTAAGGACTGGACAGAAAGATAACTATAACTGGAATGCAGGATTCTCTGCAACTATATCTTGGCCACTAGATAGGAAAGCACAAGACCTTTGTAAACAAGCAGCAGAAAGTCATAATGCTCTGCGTGCACAGATGGTATCCAATAGAAGATTAGAATTTGAGCTCACAAGATTATCCAAATGTGGTGAGCTAGCACAGAAAGGTATTATATTTCATCCAAAGTCACCATACCATGCGATATGTGCTGACGTAATGGCAAACACACAGATATTACAGTCCACTCCACATAAACACTCTATACCTAGTAAAGATTCTTCAGTATTAAAAGAAGTATCTATAGGTAATAATTAATTTTTCTTTTTCTTTTTAGGACGTTTGAAGGGAGGTAGTCCTTTTTTCTCACGATACTCATTACACTGTATCTCATTACGACTTAACTTAGGAGGTTCTTTACCAAACTTCTTTTGTATAGTCGTAGTGAGTTTTTTAATGACTGGTTTTATAACTCTCAATAATAATGGTGTTGCAGCAGCAGATGCTGTAGCTACCACTGCGATAGTTGCTGTTACGCTGACCTGATTTGTAGAGGGAAGATATTTCTCAGCAACAGTAGTGTCCTCATACAATACCACACATTGACCATCTCTAACTTCATGACCTGTGACTCTTTCTTCACCATTCTGAGTTAAATCACCTACTCTAGGTTGATTAGGTGCAGGGCACTCAGTCTCTTCTTCTGTGGGTGGTATCGGTGGAACCTCTGGTGTATCTAACTCTGGTGTAGGTGGTGGCTCTAACTTAGGTGCTTCTACAGGTGGTGCAACATACTCTAACTCATCAGGATTGTAGTCCATAGAATCAAAGGATGGCATTCCTGCATCACAGAAGACTTGGACTTTATCTGGGTCGTCTTTCTTTAGTTGCTCTCTGTTTGATTCATGTGCAGTAACACAACCTGGGTATTGTATGACAGGGACACCTACTTGTTGTGTAATAGGTACAAGAGGAAATGGCACAACTGGCTCAGACTGTAACCAGTTAGGTGTATAGATGTTAGGCACAGTCTGTGTGCTAGTCTGTGGTATTATAATCGATTGGATTTCCATAGGTCGCTATCAATACAACTCTACGTTTTTTCTTTGGCATCTTATGGTAATGTATGCCAGAAAATGTAGCGATGTCATCTTCAAGGGGAGGTTTAGGTTTACTACCTTCGACAATAGTTTCACCTCCTGCATCAGTCAAATATATAATTAAGTTTTGATGCGGGAAGTCATGGTCAGTATGTGCGGCTGTGTACCCTTTGCCTGCGTCAACTGCATTAGCATTCATTCTGTATATTATATCTATAGGTCTATTATTATAATCAAATATTTGTTGTATTACTGTGTGAAATAGGTCAACATATTCTGACCGTACAGCAGGAAAGAGAGACTTTTCATTTGGTCTCTCTAAAAATACATGTGAATAGAAATAGAAATTATCCTTTTGATTCTTCTCATGAAACCAAGGAAAATCACTACCTAATACTAAATTTTTTAACTGATAATATTCATCAGTCAGTGGATTCTTCAGTTGTTTCATCACATGCATCATTAAATTCGGTTGCTATTTGTCCACCGATTTTTGCACCTTGGTCAGCACCACCTAGTGCTACTAAACCGCCCAAGACAGGTCCTATAAATGGTATACCGACGAGTGCAGGGGATGCAGCAGCACCCATACTAGCACCGACCACTCTTCCTGTCGATGCTCCACCACCTTCCGCCTTTATACACGCTACATTTAATGCTTGGGCTGCTGTCTTTCCCACAGCACCTACACCTGTATGTGTAGCACCATCCATAGTGTATTCTTCTGCTATTGCTTTATCGTATTTCTTAAACAGACCCTTATCCTTTATAGTAGTAGTCTTATACATGGTCTTAGGGTCGTTACCTTGATAACTCATCTTGTAACCATCCTTTGTAGTAGATATAGCAAAGGAAGTATAAGGTCCTATTGGTGGAAGGGTAGGTCCTGTTTTTCTAGACGCAATGATACCTATCATCCCTAGATGGGAGATACCTACAAGAGCACCTAGACTAATACCAAACCACTTATTCATTTTAGAAACCTAATGGTTTAATAGGTAATGCAGGTCCTGTTGCATCAGGTAAAGACTTCATGATACCTCCACCGATATCAGGCATAACTGCTTCCATTACCTTACTCTTGATGCCATCGACAATAGCATCCTTTCTGATGAATACATATCCACCAATACCAACTACTCCAAGTGCTACTACACCTGAGAAAATAGCGATTCCGTTAATAATTTTTTGCATGATTACTTAGTGTCTGGGACAATTTTTACAGGACCTGATTCAATCCTGATAGTTTGTGCAGGAGCAGTCTCTGATGCCTTAGCGATAAGGAATTCCATATCTTTCTTAGATATGTTTGCACTACCACCATCAGCAGCATTCTTTTTCTTGCCTCCCGCAGCGACGCCAAAGGTAGCTAAAGTTCCTGTGAAGACCGAAGCTATGAAAGTTGGGTCAATTCTTTCTCCTCTCTCGTAGCCTGGTATTTTAACGTAATTCAAAGTTAAAATTCCTGCGGACCACACGAGGACTATCACTCTTATGAGTGTTGCTAGGTATTGAAGTTGCTCTTCTTTATCTTCAGCTACTTCTTTAAGTTTACCTATAGGACCTTTAGGTTTCTCTTTTGTTGATGATGTCATTCTGATTCACCCTGAGTTTTCTTTTTACCAATGTTATATTTTGATTCTAAAGTCCACTCCCCTTTGTCTTTAAAAGATAAAACTTTTATTTGATTTAAGGGTGCGAGGTCTTCAGTACCTTCACCAGAAATTTCTACGAGTCCCCAGTCTGATAACAGTTTGGTAATTCTATTACGACGTTGCACATCGTTTGATGTAATGTTAGTTGGTTTGCCATCAAGAGCAAACAACTCTTTGAAGTGGACGATGTAGTATTTTCCACGTTTGTGTAGGATATGACAAGACTGATAGAGCTTACGCTCTTTCCTAGACGCAACACCAACTCTCGTTAGCGTCTCGCGTACCTTCAAGAAATCATCTGGTTCCTTGAGGGTAACTTCTAGCATCATATCTTGAGACCATTTAATCTCTTCACTCACTTTCTTCCTCCAAGATTTAATTTTGATTGAAGAATCTTAATTTGCTCCTGAGTTAGTATCCTTAATGCTGCTCTAGCATTCTCAGTGTTATAACCATAGTATTTTTTAACTAAATCTAGGTCACTGTCTTTAGTCTTTTTATCCCAAGGAGAAAATCTTTTAGATTTCCTAACACTATGTATAAAGAAGGAGTATTGCATATCATTCCTCAGTTGAGGACTAATATTCATCTCATTTGCATGCATTATTGTGTCAATATGTTGGGCCATGCACTTATTGATGACGAAAGCAGGATACTTTTTCATCGCTCTCTCATCGAAAGTCATGTCACTTGTCTTTAGATTTATACTATTCAGATAGTCTTTTAATGGATACTCGTAATCAGGCATTATTTAATAGTAAGTACGTTGGGATAGGTATTTTCGCAACTCATTCTCCCTTGAATGAAAGTGTTGAAAGAAATGATTCTCCTAGATTCATTTTCAGATTCATTGCGAGAGACAAAGTGGTAAAGGTAAGATGGAAACAATACTATATCTCCAGTCTCAACAGGAATGAAGGTTGTAATCTGATTATATTTTGTTTGTGCGTAGTCATATCTAAAGTCATGATGTTTAAATACTCCACGATTTTCAATATGAATTAAATTAAGTCCTTCATGGTGTTTATTACCCTTAGGGACGTTTAAATATACCACACCACTCAACATACTATTAGGATGATTGTGGTCTATGTGGTCATCCCCAGGTACAGTTTCCTTATACCAAGACTCTGTTAATTTAAAAGATAAACTAGACTTAAATCCACAAACATCTTTCTCATATTTTTTTACATGAGAAAAGACTACATCTTTCATAGATTTAAACTCTGGTCTATCAAGAATACCCATTTCTTCACTCAATTCATTAGGATGTATGACCAGATTATCCAATACATCTTTTTGTTGTGTTGTCTCTTTATATCCAAGCTTATCTTTATAGACAGCAGTTGGCATTATATCAATATACAAGTGCTTCTAAGGGTGATACAGGGTTTATGTCGTAGTTGGCAACTAACAACTCTTTCTTTAGATGGTTGTTTGCTCTGTGTTTCA